GCTTACAGACTCTGAAAGGAGACTATAAGCTCCCTCTGCTGGCAGTGTATCGCCAGCACCTACACACTAATACGTGTAGGCCCATCCCTTGTTTAAGCGTGACGCAAGGGGCCGTCCAGCATTTATGAGATGCCCTTCCGAGAGAGGAGTTTCACCACTCTTTAGGAAGAATTTCATAAGGGCTCCATAACCCTCGAGTCTGTCGACTCGAGGTTTATCCTTCTTCCGATAGGCCTTAACCATGGGCCTTTGGAGGTAGGGACACATCCTTTCTCCCTCAACAGGGAGGAATGTGTGTTTGCCCACTGCATCGCTTGTATCTTCGATAGCCGGAAACACGCCGCCTAGAATTTCTTCTAAGAGCGAGTCCAGATACCGGACCGATCTCCAATAACCAGCCTTATAAAGCTGATTACGGAGAGCAGTCGTTGATACAATCTCGTCAGAATGCTGCCGTTGCTGAGGCAACACGCGACGAACTCGGATCGGAGTGATCCACTGTCCGTCGTAGTAGTCTCCGCCGCAAGATTCTCTGAACTTCCCAGTCCAGAAAGACTTGTTAGCGTTAACCTTATAACCCAAAAGTTCTAAGGTACTGGCAACGGAATTGGCAAATCTAACAGGAACGATTATATCGTCCCCGTAGACACGCACCGAGCCCACAAACTGGGAAACCAGTTTATGGGTTACCGGGGTATTAAGCTCTCGAGCTATACCGAGGAATGCAATGGTCAAAAAGATCATTGATTCAACGGGAAAGCACAGAGCTGAACCCATAGATGCGAACTTGGCCAAGCGTATAACGCCATGACCAGGCACATCAGCCTTCCTAGACCTAGTCGCCTGGACCGCCTCGCTAAGAGACGGCCAAGGACGGAATAGTTCTAGTACATGCTGATTGGAAACTCGGTCGGATGCCTCACTAAGATCTAGTGTGGCGAGGTCTCCATTTCTGGAACCTCTCTCGGCCATCTCTCGGTTAGGGAGTTGGTCGGTAAATCCGATCATGGAACCGATTAATTCATCGGATTCCAATCTGGGCTGTAGCTCGAGCCATAAACTCTGTTGCATATATTGCATATGAGTCGGCTCGATAGCTATAATCCGCGGAGTTTTCAGCGTTTTAGGCACCGAGATAACCCTAACAGGTATCTCATCGCCGGGTTCTCTGACATTAACTCTACCGAACGGCTCATCTAGAGCTGAAAGGTAGTTAGGATACATCCACAACATGTGTGGAAATACCGTCTCGAGTCTGGAGTGCCATTGCATGGAAGTATACTTCTTGTTAGAAGACAACCTCTCAGCAGTAGCGCCAGACCCGTGCTTCGGCTTCAGTTCGGAATCGACTATAAGTCGATTGACCTGACTGAGGGCCTTAGAGAAGAGGATAGAGGAAGCGATAGAAAATTCCTTTCGGAGTTCTACCGTGAAACCTTTATCCGATTCCTTAATGTCAGTATCACACTTGACATAGGCAGCAAACGCCGCCTTCGTTCTACGATCCGAACATTCGATTTTGATCTTCGAGAACATCGAAGTAATCTGGTAAATGCCAGATATCGCATCGATATTTGGATTGTCAAGTAATACCCCTGACTCCTTGTCGAAGACAAGACCGAGCAAACCTCCGAATAAACGGGGGAGCGCTCCATTCTTACTGAAACCAGTAAAGAATGATGGGTCGACGAACGATAGGTCAAGACTTTTTTGGAAGTCTTTTCCGAAGTTCGCCAGGGATATCGTTAAGAACGATATCCCCTCGTCATCGACGCGACTCTGGATCGTTTTAAGATCCAGAGTGGTACTAGCCTCGCATCTATTCTCGATATCACTGAGAATAGACCCTACTAGAGACATCAGGCTTTTCAAAGCCCCCTCCTAACGGTGGGTTAGCTATCCATAGCTAATGACGTCGACTGCTCCTAGTCTCCCGGAGAGATCGGACGTGAAGTGCTGTAATAAGCACCCCACCCCAGATCGAACCGAGCACGAGAGTCAAGATGAACAAGTACAGCGTTAGCTGTGCAAAGCCCATCTAGTTCTCACCACCGAGTACCTTGGTGGTGTTCGCACCTGACACATCGGTGAGCCACTTAGTGAGCCCATCGACGATCTGCTTTGCCTCTGCGACGGTATAACCCGTCACAGGGGTATCGATCACGAGACTGACACTCATAGAGTATCGGATATTCGTGGCCGAAATGAGCGGATCTGGTGCGATCTTCGTGTGAGTCAGCTTGACA